CCCGCGTTGCAGCCGCCTTAATCGACTGGCTGTCAGGGTTTGAGGGCGCTCAGTTGACGTTGAAACCGGATCTGGATCAGGTGGCGGCGCTGTCGGCGGAACGCGATGCGCAATGGGCGCGGGTGTCTTCCGCCGCGTTTCTCAGCCGCAGCGAAAAACGCCGCTTGCTGGGACTGCCCCCCGAGGACGGAGGCACAGAAGATGCGTGATGCTATGCCGCCGCCCTTTGACTGCGCGCCCGGGCTGCGTCTGGCGGCGCATGAACGGCTGATGCAGCTGCAAACCGACCACCTGAACCGGCGTCTGGACCGTCTGGAACAGATGATGGAACGGCTGGATCGACGTTTGTGGTTCACCGTCTACGGCGTGGCTGCGGTCATTCTGGGGCAGGCGTTCCGGTCCTTCATGCTGTTGCAATAGCAACGTGTTAACAAAGTATTAATCGAGGTTTCTAATGCAAAATGAAACTCAGTTAGAGCAAAAATTCATGGCCGCCAAAACCGCGCTCAGCCTCTCTGACGGGCAGGTGATCGAAGGTTACGCCAGCCGATTTGGCGAGGTGGACCAGAGCGGTGATGTGGTGCTGCGTGGCGCCTATGCGGCTTCGCTTGCGGCACTGCAGGCGCGCGGCGGTAAGGTCAAGATGCTGTGGCAACACGACCCGGCGCAGCCCATTGGGGTCTGGGATGACGTGCGCGAGGATGACCACGGGCTGTGGGTCAAGGGCCGCTTGCTGGTGGAAACCCGCCGTGGCGCCGAGGCCGCAGCCTTGATTGCCGCCGGGGCCATTGACGGACTGTCGATCGGCTATCGCACCAAATGCGCCAGCAAGGGCGACAAAGGCGAACGCCGCTTAAGCGAGGTCGAGCTGTGGGAGGTGTCTTTAGTGACTTTTCCAATGCTGCCCACCGCGCGGGTGACAGGCAAAGCGGCGGCGGATCCGGTCTTGGATGCATTGCAGGACATGGCCGGGATCCTGGCACAGGCGCGACGTCAGATGACGCAGCGCTGACAGGGGGCAAATCAAACCAAACAGGACACTCAGATGAGCAAGACCATACCCCAACACGGGGCCACGGACGCTGCCCCTTTGATCCGGGACGTGACCCAGTCGATGGCTGGATTTGTCGAAGATTTCAAAGGCTTCCGCGACGACATCAAGGCAAAACTGAAACTGACCGAAGAGCGAGTAACCATGCTGGACCGAAAAACTCAAATCGCGGCGCGCCCGCAGCTGTCTGCCTGCAATGATGCTGGCGCCCCACACCAAAAAGCCTTTCAGTCTTACCTTCGTTCAGGCGATGACGATGGGCTGCGCGGGTTGCAACTGGACGGCAAGTCGCTGTCGACAGCCGTGAACAGCGATGGTGGATATCTGGTCGATCCAGTTACTGCCGAGACGGTGATTTCAGTGCTACAAGCCACCGCCTCGATCCGCGCGATTGCGGCGGTGGTCACGGTCGAGGCGACGTCTTATGACGTGCTGATTGACCACACTGATGTGGGAGCCGGCTGGGCCACTGAAGCCGATCCTGCCTCGGAAACCGGCACCCCGGTTATTGATCGGATTACCATTCCCCTGCATGAACTTAGCGCCCTTCCCAAGGCCTCGCAGCGGTTGCTGGATGACAGCGCTTTTGACATCGAGTCCTGGCTGGCCGGGCGCATTGCCGACAAGTTCTCGCGGGCCGAAGCCTCGGCGTTTCTGAACGGCGATGGTGTCGACAAACCAACCGGTATTCTGACTCATGCGGTGGTGGACAATGACAGCTGGAGTTGGGGCAATATTGGCTATGTCGCCAGTGGCAGTGACGGCGGGATTGGCGATGGTGATGCCATTGTCGATCTGGTCTACGCACTGGGCGCGCAGTACCGGGCAAATGGCACTTTTGTAATGAATTCAAAGACTGCGGGCCTGATCCGCAAGTTGAAAGATGGCGATGGCCGCTTCCTGTGGTCCGATGGTCTGGCGGCGGGTGAGCCCGCACGTCTGATGGGCTATCCGGTTCTGGTGGCCGAGGATATGCCGGATGCCGCCAGCGACAGCTACTCAATAGCCTTTGGTGATTTCTCGGCTGGTTATACCATTGCCGAACGTCCCGATTTGCGGGTGCTGCGGGATCCGTTCAGCGCTAAGCCGCATGTGCTGTTTTATGCCACCAAACGTGTTGGCGGTGATGTCAGCGATTTTGCCGCCATCAAGCTGCTGAAATTCGGCCTGACCTAACTGGTCTAGCCGATGACGTGACCGGCAGCCCGGTCACGTTGGCAGGCGTGTGTCTCAATCTTGTGCCGTCCAGCTGCTCCCCTCCGTCCGAGCGGCACAGGAAGACGCGCGCCTGCTGTATCAAAGTTCTGTCCCTCGCGGACGCAAGTTTCCGGAGTAATGAGATGATGTTGAGTGAACAAACGCCGGTGCCCGAGACCGCGCTGCCGTTAGAGCCGTTCAAGGCACATCTGCGGCTGGGAACCGGATTTGGCGAAGGCAATCTGCAGGATGAAGTTTTGGTCAGTTTTCTGCGCGCTGCCATTGCCGCAATCGAAGCAAGGACCGGCAAGGTGCTGATAACCCGGCAGTTTACCCTCAACATGCATCAATGGCGCGATCCTGTAGCGCAGGTGCTGCCTTTGGTGCCGGTAACATCCGTAGGCACTGTTGTATTGGTAGATGCTGAAGGTGGCGAAGACACACTTGAGACAAGCTTGTATCATCTGGTTCAGGATAGCCAGCATCCTCAGCTTTGTCCCACCGGCAGTCTGTTGCCTGCGGTTGTTAACGGTGGTGCGCTGCGCATCACGTTGACAGCGGGCATGGCAGGTGATTGGGGTGGGCTCCCGGCTGATCTGGGGCAGGCGGTGTTAATGCTGGCATCGCATTATTACAACTATCGCGACGACACCGGACTGTCGGGCGGCTGCATGCCTTTTGGTGTCACCAGCCTGATCGAGCGCTACCGCGTTGTCCGTCTCAGCCTGGGGCGGGTGCAATGACTGCGCCGGTTCTGTCGCGTCGTCTGACGCTCGAAGACCCACAACGCGCCAGTGATGGCAGCGGTGGGCATGTCGAGGCATGGGAGGCTCTGGGGGATCTTTGGGCTGAGGTTAAGCCTTTGACAGGTCGTGCCAAAATGCAGGGCGGCGTGGATCTGTCCTTGCAGCGGTACCGCGTCACTGTGCGTGCGACACCAGTAGGATCTGCCAGCCGCCCGCGACCGGATCAACGGTTTCGCGATGGCACACAACTGTTTCTGATCCACGCCGTGGCCGAGGCCGATGCCTTGGGACGCTACCTAACCTGTTTTGTGCAAGAGGAGGTCTCGGCATGAGTTACGCTTTGTCTGCTGCGCTGCAATCGGCGGTGTTTCAGCACCTGAGCAACGATCCCGCGCTGGTCGGCGTTGCCATCCATGACGCGCTGCCCTCGGGCACTGTGCCGCAGACCTATGTGCTGCTGGGAAGTGAAGATGTGCGGGATGGTTCTGATGTCTCGGGTGCTGGGGCGCTGCATCGATTTAACGTTTCAATTCATTCCGATAGCGCCGGTTTCCTATCAGCGAAACAGCTTGCCGCAACGCTGTGTGACACTCTGCTGGATGCGCCCCTGATCCTGTCGCGAGGGCATCTGATCGGCCTCTGGTTTGATCGCGCCAATGCAAGGCGGATGAGCGACGGCAGCCGCAGGATCGAACTGCGGTTTCGCGCCCGGGTCGAGGATAGCTGATGTCCCGACCGACCTTTCAAATTAACGCGCTGAAATAACAGGAGAAATTACAATGACAGCCCAAAATGGTAAGGACCTATTGGTCAAGGTGGACATGACCGGCGACGGGCAGTTCGACACTCTCGCAGGCCTGCGCGCCACGCGGATCAGTTTCAATGCAGAAACGGTGGATGTCACCAGTCTGGAAAGCCAGGGTGGCTGGCGCGAGCTGTTGTCCGGTGCTGGTGTGCGCTCGGCCTCGATCTCGGGGTCTGGCGTGTTCCGCGATGCTGGGTCGGATGAGCGGGCTCGACAGTTGTTCTTTGACGGCGAAACTCCGGATTTTCAGGTGATCATCCCGGATTTTGGCATTGTGGC